ACACACCCCCGTCAAACCTTCCCAGTCCGCTTCCGCAGCCGGGGTATGAGTTTAGATGGATTATGACGCACCTACTGGGTCAACCGCAGCCTGTTCATGTATCTCGTCAGCTACGTGACAACTGGGTCCCTGTTAAAGCAGTGGACCACCCAGAGTTGCAGATACCCGGAAACAAAGATGGGAACGTTGAACACGGCGGTCTCATGCTTTGCAAAGCACCTTCAGAATTTGTAAATGCTCGCAACGCATATGTAGCGAAGCAAGCTAAAGCGCAAGTTGAGTCTGTGGATAACAACTTCTTGCGTGCACAAGATCAACGCATGCCAACGATGTTCTCTGAGCGCGACTCAAAGGTATCGTTTGGCTCTGGCAATAGATAACTTTTTAGGAGTTTTAAATGGCATATCCAACCGTCGATAAGCCCTACGGCTTTCGTCCGGTGAACTTGCTGGGTGGTCAGGTTTACGCTGGCTCCACCCGCCAGATCCCGATCGAGAGTGGCTGGGGCACAGCAATTTTCTATGGTGACGTTGTTCTGATGTCGGCTTCCGGCTGCGTGGTTGGCGGCGGTACGACTGTGAACACCACGACCACCGTTCAAGTTGCTGGTGTTTTCTTAGGCTGTTCCTACATCAACTCGTCAGGACAGCGTATTTACGCGCAGTACTACCCGGCTAGCACGACCGGCACGCCTGACAGCGCCAACTCGATCCAAGCATATGTTGCTGACGATCCTGACTTGGTGATGAAGTGTGCAATCGTGTCTGGTACTACCGTTGTGGCGCAAGCAACCCGCGCTAACTTGGTTGGCGGCAACGCTCAACTGGTGAACAACATTGGTAGCACCGTGACCGGTGATTCGCAGCAAGCAATCCTGAACGCGGCTGGCACGACCAGCACCTACACGTTCAAGGTTGTGGACGTTGTGCCTGACACATCGCCTGCTGCTGGTTCCTTTGTCGAAGTCCTCGTGACTTGGACTCAGGGTGTTCATATTTACCGCAGCGCCGCTGGCATCTAAGGGGATATTTAAATGGCTATTTCACGCGCACAACTACTGAAAGAGCTTCTCCCCGGCCTGAACGCTTTGTTCGGCATGGAGTATGCTCGTTACGGCGAAGAGCACAAAGAGATCTACGAAACTGAGACCTCTGAGCGTTCGTTTGAAGAAGAGACCAAGCTGTCCGGTTTCTCTGCCGCACCTGTCAAAAACGAGGGCAACGCAATTGCCTATGACAACGCCCAAGAAGCTTGGACGGCTCGTTACCAGCACGAAACCATCGCTTTGGGTTTCTCGATCACTGAAGAGGCGATTGAGGACAACCTGTACGACAGCCTGTCGAACCGGTACACCAAAGCCTTGGCTCGCGCTATGGCGTACACGAAACAAGTTAAAGCAGCCTCGGTGCTGAACAACGCCTTTACCTCGGGTTACACCGGCGGTGACGGTAAGGTTCTTTGCGCTACGGACCATCCGCTTGTTTCAGGTGGTGTTAACAGCAACACTTTCGCAACCCAAGCTGACCTGAACGAGACTTCGCTTGAAGCCGCCGTTATCCAGATCGCCGCTTGGACTGACGAACGTGGTCTGTTGATCGCTGCTAAGCCACGCAAGTTGATTGTTCCCCCAAGCCTGATGTTCGTCGCAACCCGCCTCTTGCAGACGGAATTGCGTGTTGGCACGACCGACAACGACATCAACGCGATCAAGTCATTGGGTTCGGTGCCCGAGGGTTACGCTGTTAACCACTTCTTAACCGACACCAACGGCTGGTTCTTGATGACTGACGTGCCTAACGGTTTGAAGCACTTCGTTCGTTCACCGCTGCAGAACAGCATGGACGGCGACTTCGACACCGGTAACGTCCGTTACAAAGCCCGTGAGCGTTACAGCTTCGGTTGGTCTGATCCCCTTGGAATCTTTGGTTCACAGGGTGCGTAAGAAGTAAAGGAAGGGGGGCCTAAAAACCCCCCTTTTTAGTTTTTTAGTGTAGTATTTATACGTCTAGGATTTCAGTCATACCAACCTACCTAGAGGACATTGCACTGATGGTATGGCGACTTGTGCAAAAGGAGATTTAAATGGGTTTCGCTACTCATCTTGGGCCGTGGCTGCTTGGTACTGTTAAAAACACAACCGGCACGACCGCTGGAACTATTCGTAACATGGGCGCGACCATCGTGTCCCAAAGTGTTGCTATCGGAACGAGCGGCACTGCTGCAACAGCTTTTGTTCTCCCTGCTGGCGCTCAAATCACTTCGATTCAATTTAACTGCACAACGCTGTATGGCGCTGGCACGTTAAAACTTTCGATTGGTGCAACTGATATCACCAACACACTCACGCTGCCAACGGTAACCCCGGGTGTCACTAGCATGACTTTAGGTGCTGCTAGCACGACTGCTGCTGGGTTGATTGCTAACGTTGGTTCGACCGATGCAATCGTTACTTACACTCTTGCAAGCGCTACGACTGGTGCGGGCACGATTGTGATTGGCTACGTTGTGCGTGGTTCGGACGGCGCTGCTAACCCAGCCTACAACCAGAATTAATCTCTAGGGGGCTTCGTGCCCCCTTGTTTAACTTTTCAGGAGATTAATAAATGGCTATGCAAACAGACGTACTAGCTAGTGTACCGCTTACACTGTCTGGTCAATTTGCCTCGCAGAATAGCGCTGGCAACATTCAATCGTGCCGCGTAAAGGCAGTTTATATTGTGCCATCCGGCACGGCGGGTTCTGTCGTGCTTACAGATGGTGGAGCAAGCGGCTCTACGCGCATGACAATCAACACAGTTGCTTCTGCAACACAACCAACTTATTTGTTAATGCCGGGCGAAGGTGTTTTGTTCCGCACCAATGTTTACGGCACTTTAACTAGCGTCGGTTCTGTAACAATTTTCTACGGGTGATTCGTGCAAAACCAAAAAGGTTTCGATCTTGCTGGCAAAAAGGTAATGATTGGTCTTCCAGCCTACGACCATAAAGTGGGTTTGAAGATGGCAGTATCGTTAATGCAGCTTGCTCAGAAAGTGTTGGAGCATGGGATTCATATTCAGGTCAGCAGCATCTGCGGCTGTTCTGTTGTGTCCCGTGCGCGGAACCTTATTGCGTATGAGTTCTTGCAGTCTGATTGCGATCATTTGATGTTCATTGATTCGGACATGACGTTTGATCCAGATTCAGTGATCCGCTTGCTCGCGTGGAACCAAAGCAAAGCCATTGTTGGCGGCGCTTACCAAGCTCGTAAAGAGGGCAAGGTGTACATCCTCTCGCTTGATGGCGGCGAGGGTGTGAATGGTACCGAAGGTACGGTGAGTATGGATCAGATGGGTAACGTGAAAGCTCACCGTATTGCCACTGGTTTTATGATGATTCAGCGTCAGGTGTTTGAAAAGATGCGTGATGCTCACCCTGAGTGGGCACACAAAGACACCAACAGCGACAAAATTCTTCATGCCTATTTTGACTTCAAGACGACGCCGCAAGGCTACATCGGTGAAGACTTCTTATTCTGTGATCGTGCTCGGGAACTCGGGTTCGACATTTGGATTGACCCGACGATCAAGCTTGGTCACATGGGAGTGCATGAATACATGAGTCACTTTGGTAACGACATTCTGTATCCGATGCTAACCCCTGTTGAGCAAACCTTGAGCGACGCGGCATAAATGGCTAAGACTCCAGCATGGCAACGCAAAGAAGGCAAGAATCCCAGCGGTGGTTTGAACGCCAAGGGTCGAGCTTCGTACAACCGAGCCAATCCGGGCAAGCCCGGACTCAAGGCACCACAGCCGGAGGGAGGCCCAAGAAAGGCGTCCTTCTGTGCCCGCATGAGCGGTATGAAGAAGAAGTTGACTTCAGCCAAAACAGCCAACGACCCAAACTCGCGTATAAATAAAAGTCTTCGTGCGTGGAAGTGCTGACATGGAACAGATTGAACTAACAGAACGTGAACGATTGATTGCCAAAGAAGCGGCAAGAATTGCTATCGAAGAGTTATCAGATGAGTTTTACAAAAAGGTTGGTAAAGCTGTTATTGAAAAAGCCTTGATAATTCTTGGTGCTGTAGTTGTTGCTTTTCTTGTGGGCAAAAACGTGCCCATTAAATTTTAAGAGCTATAGAAATGCCTTGGACTGCTAAACAGCTAAAGCTTTTCCGTGCGGCAGCGCACAACCCTGCGATTGCAAAGAGCAGCGGTATTAAACAAGCAGACGCTGAACGCATGTCCAAAGAAGGATTGAAGAAAGCAACAGGCGGTTTAGCAAAGATTGGTAAGCAAGACACGCGGCACGGCAAAACTGATTTGCCGTTTCATAAACTTAACCGGTTCGCCGGTATGAACGCAGGAGGTAACGTGAAAGAATCCAAAGCGATGGTGAAAAAAGAAGTGGCCTTTATGAAGAAAAAGGGTGCGCCTGCATCCATGATTAAACACGAAGCTGCCGAAATGGGAGCTATGAAGAAAGGTGGATTTATGCGTCCTAAGAAAGATATTGCAGCCGATCAAATGGCGATGGCTCCGTACAAAAAAGGCGGCACGATGCGATACGCCGAAGGCGGTGGGGCTTCTATAATGGATACCATCGAAAAATACAACAAAGGCGCGAAAGAAACGATTGCTGAAGGTGAAAAAAACACCCGTGACGCCGGTGCCGCCGCAGTAGATGCGTTTAACAAGGGTAAACATGGTGCTGCATTGAAAGAAGGGGTTAAAGGTCTTGGTTCTGCCGCCAAAACTTTGGCTGTTGATGTTCCAGTTGAAGCATTTCGCGCAGGTATGAACCGTTTAGCCTATGGAAAAAAGATGGCTCGTGGTGGCGGCATTGAGAGCAAAGGCAAAACCAAAGGCACCATGATTAAGATGGCTGGCGGCGGCTACGTTAAAGCGGCTGACGGCTGCGCTACCAAAGGTAAGACCAAAGGAAAGATGGTCTGATGTTGCCCTCGCGCGGGATGGGGGCGATTGCCCCTTCCAAAATGCCCAAGGCTAAGACGATCAAACGCAAGGATGATCCGAACGACGTCACCATGTACAAGAAGGGTGGCGCGGTGAGTCACGTTAATGAAGCTGGTAACTACACCAAGCCGGGCATGCGCAAGAGCCTATTCAATCGTATCAAGGCGGGTGACAAAGGCGGTGCGCCGGGGCAGTGGTCAGCGCGTAAAGCACAGATGCTTGCACTTCAGTACAAGAAGTCAGGCGGGGGGTATAAGTGAGTGGCCTCGCAAAATCCCAAGCCAGCCTTAAAGCGTGGACCGCGCAAAAGTGGCGTACGAAAAGTGGTAAACCATCTACGCAGGGAAGCAAAGCGACGGGCGAGCGATACCTCCCCGAAGCCGCAATCAAAGCGCTCTCCCCGCAAGAGTACGCCGCCAGCACCCGTGCTAAGCGAGCCGGTAAAGCCGCAGGAAAGCAGTTTGTTCCTCAGCCTAAAGACGTGGCTAAAAAGACTGCTAAGTATAGGAAGTAAATAAATGGCCTATAAAACCACAGACACAACAACATTCAACCTTGACCTGAATCAACTGGTTGAGGAGGCGTTTGAGCGCTGTGGTCAAGAGTTGCGTTCAGGCTATGACCTTCGTACTGCGCGTCGCTCGCTCAACTTGCTCACGATGGAATGGGCAAACCGTGGCATCAATATGTGGACGGTTGAGCAAGGTCAGATTACGCTTGCATACACATCACCCACCCCAACGATTACGTACGATTTACCTGTCGATACGGTGGATCTTTTGGATCACGTTATCCGCACGGGCACTTATCAGAACCAAACCGATATCAACATCAGCCGGATCAGCGAGTCTACTTACGCCATGATCCCGAACAAAAATGCGGTTGGTCGACCAATTCAGGTTTGGATCCAGCGTCGTTCTGGTGCTACTGACTCAACGGGGCAGACTGTACCGCCGCGTATTCACGTTTGGCCTACCCCAGATAACAGCCAGACTTACACCTTTGTGTACTGGCGTCTACGCCGTATGCAGGATGCAGGCAACGGTATCAATGGTCAGGACATCCCATTCCGCATGATGCCTGCGATGGTGGCTGGGTTAGCTTACAACCTATCCATGAAACTACCAAACGTAGATCAAAACCGTATTGCTATGCTTAAAGCCGACTATGAGCAACAGTGGCAGCTAGCGTCTGATGAAGACCGCGAGAAAGCGCCGGTTCGTTTTGTTCCGCGTCAACAGTTCTTTGGTACGTAAATGCCAAACAGATTTTCATCCGGCAAATTTGCAATCGCAGAGTGCGACCGCTGCGGGTTTCGCTATAAGCTTTCGCAGTTAAAAAACTTGGTCATTAAGACTAAGAACGTATCGATTAAAGTTTGCCCAACTTGTTGGGAGCCAGATCAGCCGCAGTTGTCGTTGGGCTTGTATCCAGTCAATGACCCGCAGGCTGTACGTGAGCCAAGACCGGACGTTAGCTATGTGACTTCAGGTAACAATGGTCTGCAGATTGACCCCACTGGCACAGGTTACTTAGCTAACGGTACACCAGAGGGTGGTAGTAGAATCATACAGTGGGGATGGGCACCAGTTGGCGGTTCCCGATTGAATGATGATGGTCTAACGCCAAACAACTTGGCGATGGGTATTTCGATAGGAACCGTAACCGTATCCGTTACTTAAGGAGCAAAAGATGGATAAGAAACAAGTTAAGAGCATCGCCGACGTTGAGGCGAAGAAAGAAGTGAAGAAGCATGAGACGTCGATGCACAAAGGCATGAAAGCCGGTGGACCGACTAGCTTAGACCGCAAGAAGTACGGTCGCAACTTATCTCGTGCTATGAACCAGAAATCGTCAGGTCGGGGGCGCTAATGAATCCCAACGACAAGTTTGATTTTTTTCCAGCGGAAACAAAAGATCCGATTGGTAAGTATACGCAGCCGCGTCCTAACACAAACGCGTTGCCTGAAGGCGCTGGTTATCCAGACGAAGCTAAGACCTCCGGCATCCAAGTGCGCGGCGGTAAGGCGCAGACCAAAGGCAAGATGGCTCGCGGACCAATGGCGTAAGGATTCGTTGTGAACTACACCACGCTGTTTAACACGATCAAGAGCTATCTTGAGAATGACTTCCCAACTTCCACGTGGACTGACACGGCTGGAACAGGGACAAACACGGTCACCGGTACTGAGCAGATCAATACGTTCATTACCCAAGCTGAACAGCGTATTTTCAACACGGTGCAGTTCCCTTCAATCCGTAAGAACGTCACCGGCACTGCAAGCACTGGTAATAAGTATTTATCGTGTCCAACAGACTTCTTGGCTGTGTATTCGTTAGCTGTTGTAGATAGCTTGGGTGCATATCATTACCTGCTAAATAAGGATGTGAACTTCATCCGCGAGTCATTCCCTACAACTGCAACGGCAGATCGTGATCTTCCAAGCTACTACGCATTGTTTGGTCCAACAACGACTAGCGGTGCTTCGCCTACGATCACGAATGAATTGTCTTTTCTTTTGGGGCCAACTCCAGATACCAATTACACGGTAGAACTACATTACTTCTATTACCCTGAGAGCATTACAACTGCCTCAACTGGACAGTCTTGGCTTGGTGATAATTTTGATTCTGTGCTTCTCTACGGATCTTTGGTAGAGGGCTACACCTTTATGAAGGGTGACCAAGACTTAATCACGTTGTACCAAGGCAAGTACACAGAAGCGATGGCGCTTGCTAAACGGCTTGGCGATGGCATGGAGCGTGGTGATGCTTACCGTGACGGGCAGTACCGTCAGAAGGTGACCTGATGAGCTTTACGGGTAATTACGTCACCAACACCTACAAGAATGGACTCAATACGGGTTCGTTCAACTTAGGGACCGGCACGACACAAGTTTTTAAAATCGCGCTGTATACAAACGCAGCGTCGCTTGATTATCAAACAACCGGTTACACCACGACAGGCGAAGTGTCTGCATCTGGGTATACCGCAGGTGGGGAAACATTAACTATCAGTCAAGTACCAACGACTGGTTCGAGCGGCACAGTATCGTATTATTCGTTTGCTAACGTGGCATGGACTGGAGCTTTTACGGCTCGCGGTGCTTTAATTTACTTAGCAGATGGATCGACTAATCCTGCCATGATCGTTTTAGATTTTGGCTCGGATAAAACATCAACAAGTACGTTTACTGTTACATTCCCCCCTGCAACAAACACTTCTGCGATTGTGAGGATCTCTTGATTATTACGACTACTAAAGGTGACATGGATGAATCCCTGCTTGAGAAACGCGAGGGTTCAATTGACGACGACAATGAATTGACCACTTGGGTGGAATACTGGCTTGATGGTGAGCTAGTGCATCGTTCCGCTCACGTCACGTTGAAAAAGTGGCCTGTTCTTGGTGGTGAAACATCCCTTTTTGGATAAGGAGAAGTAAATTGGCTAATACCCAAAGTATGTGTACAAGTTTTATGCAAGAGTTGATGCTGGGTCAGCATCAGTTCGGTACTTCAACTCTCACCTCGCGTGGTAGCTTGACTTCACCGACGACTGATACTTTCAAGGCAGCGCTTTACTTTGCTTCGGCAACGATGAACGCCAGCACGACCGCTTACACCACGACTGGTGAAGTGACCAACACATCCGGTTCCGGTTATACGGCTGGCGGTGTGACGGTGACTAACGCGAACTCACCTGCTTCGACCAACACGTCGGCTACGGCTGGTGTGGCGTACTGGACTCCATCTGCTAGCTTTCAGTGGACCGCGATGACGGTTACCACTGCGTTCGATACGGTACTGCTCTATAACTCGACCCAAAGCAACAAGGCGGTTAGCGTGCATACCTTCGGATCGCAAACGATTACCGCTGGTACGTTTACGTTAACAATGCCGAGCAACACCACGTCTACAGCACTATTGCGTCTGTCCACAACTTAATGGGGCGCGGTATAGCCGCGTAAATTATGTTCGGGACAACCGCATTTGCGGAAGCACCTTTTGCGTCATTAGGGGGTGCGACCGCTGTTGGCGTAGCGTTAACAGGAGATGCGGCTAGTGGTGCTGTAGGTACAGTCACGGGTGGAATTACCATCGCCCTGACTGGTGTAAATGCAGATGGTAATGTTGGTATTGTTAACGCCTCAGTCGCCCTAACAGGCGTTGAGGCAAGTGGTTCGGCAGGAACAGTATCGTCGAGCTTGTCGGTTGATCTAACCGGCGTAAACGCAAGCGGTACTGTAGGAACAGTTACAGCAGATATTTCTTTTGCTTTATCTGGTGTAAACGCAGCAGGGTTAGTTGGAACGGTTGTAGGCACAGGTACCGGTAGCTTAACCAGTGATGTTGCGATTGGTTTAGTTGGTACAGCGACTGCAAACCTTTCAATAGACCTGTCAGGTGTTAATGCTGTTGGAAATGTAGGAACGGTAACGGCAGCGGAAGATGTTGCTCTTACCGGCGTAAATGCTTCAGGGTTAGTTGGTACGTTTGCATCTAGCCGGACTGTTGCCTTAACTGGTGTAGACGCGACAGGCAGTGTAGATACAGTCAGTGCGCAACTAACGCTGTTTGGCAATCAAGCAAACGGTAGTGCAGGAACAGTCACATCCAGCTTGGTAGTGGCTATTTCTGGAGTAGCTGGGTCAGGTGCTGTTGACTCAGTGGTTGCAAGCCCCTCGTTTGCGTTAAGTGGGGTGACTGCATCAGGTACGGTTGGTTCGATTGTTGCCCTGCCGTTCTCTGGTGATGTAGCAAGCGGTAATGTAGGAACTGTAGAGGCAACAAATGCTGTAGCGCTCACAGG